TGAAACCAAACAGCTATGATCGTCTGGAACAAACACTGAAGTATGATGTATACCCCTATATCGGAGAGATCCAGCTCAACGCGATCAAAACCGATGATGTCCAGCGTATGATCAATTCGTTACGTGATGCCAAAAAGTCACATTCTGCAATTAAGAAAGCATACGATGCTGTAAACGCATGTTTTAAACTTGGCCTCATCCAGAAAACGGCTGCCATTAATCCAGCCGTTGGCGTCTCTATTCCAAGTAAAAAACAGTTTAAGAAGAAAGAAATCCCGTGTTACACCAAGCAGGAGGCAATTCAGCTCACCGCACAGGCTATGAGCTTGTGTAAAAACGGCAAACGCAGATATCCCATGGGTGCATTTGTTCCATTCCTGATCAACACCGGGCTGCGCCTCGGAGAATTTCTTGCACTTCAGTGGGATCGCGACATTGATTTTGAAAAGAAAACCATCACAATCCATACGAATATCGTATCTGTAAAAGACAGAAGCAAAGAATCCGGCTATCAGCTTCTGGAACAGGATAGCGTCAAAACCGATGCCGGACAGGATAGGACGATTCCGTTAAACGACGATGCTCTGGCCGCCTTACTTGACATACGTCAAGTAACAGGGGAAAAGAAGTATGTTATGACTACATCCGGCAATAAGCTGATGCGCCCGACGGATCTCGACCAGATGTTCCGCCGTATCGCTGTAGCGTCAGGCCTTCCAGAAGAAAAGATCTACGGCGTCCACGCTCTCCGCCACACCTTCGCGACACTTCTCCTGTCGAACGAAGTAGATATCAAGACCGTCAGCAAACTCCTCGGCCATTCAGACGTCACGATCACTTACAACACCTACATCCATGTGATCAAGGAGCAGGAGGCAAAGGCTCTGGACACACTCCCAAAGCTGATTTGATCGTAAAGAAAAACATATCATTTTCTTTACGAAATCGGCAGTGTTTTAATTTTTCTGCCAATGTTTAATATAATAAACAAATGACGAAAAATGTTTAAAATAATAAACATTAGATAATCCGGATAACCACGCGATAAAGTTATCCTGATGAATATAAAACTCAGACCTCGTATAACGCTCAGAATTGCGTTCTACGTGGTCTTTTTTTTTACCCATACGCCAGCACCACCAAGCGCCTAAAACGCCGCCTGCGCAAAGTCTGCCGGCCACGGCGCAAAAAAAATGAGAGGTCACATCACCGCAGTGAATGTGCCTCTCATCTGTTCTGCCTGGTTTTATCGTTGTCCGCCAACCGCTGATCCCATATGTATCGTATCGTTTCCTGCTGCCTCACGGCTGTCATGCGCAGGCTCACTATACGGGTTCACGCCATTCCCGTCAGGCGTCGGATTAAAATGCCAGGCCATTGCCCTCTTCTCAATCAAGCTCCGCATAGGCTATGTGAGCAGCAGTTTACGGTCTTGTCGGACCTATCTATCAAAAACGCTTTGCAATAACCGCAGAAAGTGGTCACTCGGCAGGAATTGTTTCGCTTCTCCCACATCTTAGTACGTTTCGCCTCGGGCACCACCCCTTAAACGCTCTCCACTATCCGCAGTTATGCTATACCAGATTCGGTGCGATCAGATATCGTAATCCGTTGCGTCGATGGTGTAGTCAATAAGTTTGACTATCACGAAGTCAGACTTCGCGTAGCCATCATTATTCAACATCGTCTCGACGAATGTATCAAGTGCCTGCTCCGTTTCAAATTCAACCGGCTCAACCGTAGTGACATCCTGATTTGTCACTTCGTGTGTCATCCACTGATACAGGGAGGCGTAGTTGTCGCGTTTGCTTTTAACCAACATAATACGATACATGGTTTATACCCCCTATTCTTGAAGAGCATCTGCATGCTGGCTGATCCAACTCCTATGGTTGGTCTTCAGTTCGCAGATCGCCGCGCGTTCTAATCCGGTAAAATGTTCGATATACCGGACGAATCCAGATTTCTCTGGACGATCCAAATCGATCTGGCCGTCATGGCCGATACACACAACCTTCGTATCTTTGCCGACACGGGTCAATGTTTTCTTTAACTGATTAAAGTCGAAATTTTGACATTCATCCAGTAATAGGATCTTCCGGTCAGTGATATTTGTGCCGCGCAGATAGGTATCGGTCACGCAGGTAATATATCCACCGTTCTTATCTCCGCACAAACCGTCCAGATTGATAACAACATTTGGATTTAGTCCGAGCGCCACAACCGTCTGATACGCCGGTTCATAATAAATCTGCGACTTCGTTTGGAGATCTCCGGGGAGATACCCTTGCTTCCGTTCGCCATACGGCGACACAATATAGACGATCTCGTCATACATTCCAAACTGTACCATCAGATTTGCTGTGCCGAGCGCCACAAGATCCTTGCCGGTCCCGGCAGGAGCGTTACAAAACACAATGTCAATATCCTTGCTGTAAATAGCTTCTGCAAATTTCAGCTGATCATCGTCAAGCTTGTACCCGTAGAACGGGCAGTCTGCGATATGTTCTGGCGGCTCCTGCGTGAAATCGATTCTCTTTTTCTTCGTCGCCATCTGGCACCTCAGACGATGGCGTCGATGTCACAATCTTCGCCGATAATCAGATCAGTAAATCCCTTCTCCTTCGCTTCGTCCGCAAAGAAGTACCACTCCACACGGAGCTTGCTGTCATATTCCTTCTCAGTCAATTTCGTATGGGAAAGAATATACTGTTTAATCCGTTCCTCAACCTTCTTGTTGAACTCCATCTGATCCTGCGCCTTTGCGCCGGAGTTCCAGACAAAGTTCGAACCGTCATGCATCAGATATTTTGCGTTCTTCGTAGCGAACCGCTTATGTCCGGCAAGTCCGATCAGCAGTCCCATGCTGTACTGATATCCGGTATTGATGGTATAGACCGGCGTCTTGCTGCATTCGATCACATCGATCAGCTCGAACCAGGCATCCACCACGCCGCCGTTTGAAACGACGTAAAGCAGAATCGGCTTCCGCTCTTCTGCGGGTATTCCCTGATCCTCTTTGTTGTACTGCATGATATGCTTTACGATATCAGAGACAGAGCACTGGTCGATATCGCATTTGAGAAAGAGCTTCCGCTGTTTCAGATCCTCAAGATAAAAAACATCGTCGAGCATTCCAGAACCGATGACCTTTTCGATGTCGATCTCAATATCGTAATAATCGTCGTCAAACCTCTTCATAGGCGTCCTCCTTATTGCAGAAAGAATTTATATATTCTCTCTTGATATTACAGGAAATCATCCTCGTCCATACATCTGTCGTATTCCTTTTTCACACGTTCACATGCGTGCACCGCTTTTTCGTTCTCAAACTTGGGGTGTGTATCGCAATACTGTTTATAAGTTGTGACATCTAACAATGTCTGGTCGAAGCTTTCCTGTGAGTGTTTCAAACCGCGACGAATCTCGTCAGAGAATCTCAGTATCCTGATCCTGCTGTTGATAGCCTCCTGCTCCTCTGATTTCGCCTCGTCTTTTTCCTGTCTCTTCGAAATCTCTTCTACCTTCTCTTCAAGCTTGTCGATGCGACAATCCAATTCTTTATTCGTCCGCTTGATATGCTCATCCAACTCCCGATTCGTGTGTCTCCCGATCCAGCCTAAAAACGACGAGATTGGATTCCACTTAATCGGAGTAATCTCAATGAACAGCGAAACAAGAAACAAGATTCCGATGCTGCCACCGACAAGCTGCCCAACGGTTGCGTTCAGGATTTCCTCCATAACGCATCCTCCTTTCAAAAATTAGGCCGCTGCGTCTTTAATCTCCTTTACAGCCGCCTCAATTGCAACATCAAGCTGCGCGCTGTCAAGCTGGATATTATGCTCGGCCAGGAACTTCTCGACATACTCTTTCTTTTTGTCGCCAAGACCTGTCCCTGTATAAATCTGCTCGGCACTCTGAACCGCGAGCTTCACCCAGAACATCGCGTTGTCCCAATTCTGCTTCGTCGTCTTTGCCCGGACGAACGGAATAATCACGGTCGACAGCACCACGCCCGCCAAACCGATCAGTGCAACAATAACCTGTGTCATATCAATTGCCATTTCTTTATCCTCCTGAAAATTGGCATAACAAAAGCCCGGATCTCACACCGGGCGTTAAAACTATTCGATTGACAAAATCCTACTCAACCTATATAATCAAATCCGTGGAAACCACCGTCATCGCAGTCCCTTTTTTGACGGTTGGCGGTAAAGAGACGGTGCCCTGGGGGTTCGCGCAAGCGACCGGAAGGGCTGACACTGTTCACCCTCCGGACATACAGGAAGGAGGACTGATAAGTGGATATCACTATCATTCATGCTCTTGCTGATATCTGCGTTATTGTCTGCTTCGTGTTAGACATGTACGACAGATTTGATGCTCGGCGTATAGAGAAGTGAGCCGTCTGTTCGCGGCAGACGACTCACGGGTTGAGCTTTGCTCGACTGAAGTAAGTTGTTGAATGTGGGCACCGTTTTGGTTTCCACTTCTTTATTTATTATACTCATTTTTCGTCATTTGTCAATCATCGTTTTCTGTCAAATATCAAACAATTATGCTGAGATCTGTTGCGTCGCGTTTGAGATGGCGAGATCAATCATTTCTTTCCATGCGTCAGTTTTAAACTCATAATATGGAATTCTGAGTAATGGGATACCGTGTTCGGCACAAAAATCATTTTTGAGTTTGTCGTGCCGTTGTGTCCGCTCAAAAACTGCTTGCGCTTCTTCGTTGCTGATTCCGTTGAAATTAACGGGACGGTAGTGCTGCTCTCCATCAATTTCAATCAACACGCCATAGTCAATAAGATAGAAATCATATCGTAATTTACCATCATTATCGCCGATTAAATTATCATAGGATTTATCGTACCGATATTGGATTCCAGAATCATAAAGATAGTCAGCAACCTTATTTTCATAACTTGATCGAAATGGGTTCGCTTCCTCAAACGAAGAATTTTGCTTAATTTCCTCAAGTTCTCTTTGCCGTTTGAGTTCCCGCAACTCAGCGTTTCTCTGTTTTATCTCATCGTAATGAGTCTCTTTATATTCTTTGGTTCGTCGAAGAATATCATCTCTATTTTCTTGGTAATACTCAACATGATATTGCAAAATTGTTTCGCGATTGTTATCATAATATTCGCGGTGGTATTGTTTAAGTTCATCAGCATGATCAATAGCATACTGCCTCTTAACTTCTCTGATATGTTCACGATTTTCTTCCTGATATTTCCGATGATATTCCGGATCATTTAATTTGACACCGCGTTCCTCCGCTCGAAGCTTCCTGCGTTGGTACACTTCTTTAAAAATCTCAGGATGTTCCTTACGATACTCACGAACGTGTTCATTAATATGATCCCTGTTTACTTTTCTGTATTCTGCGGCTTTTACACGATTCTCTTCTTTATGATCTGCGTCCCATTTCTGCTTCTGTTCTTTCTTGAACGTATAATACCGTTGCCAAAAATCAGCAATGTGTTCTTCCGTATCATCAAATTGGACGGCGATATCAGAAAATGACATGCCGTCCAGTTTGAGTCTATTTATTATTCTGTAGTTATCCCACGTTTCCTTTAACTCAATAATTGACCGTCACCTCCATGACGCATTTAAACAATCGAGGTGTCCTCAAACATCGGGCCTGAGTCACCTAAGTCTTCACAGTCGTCAATCTCATATTTATGTTTTGAAGATTTCTTTTTTGATTCGGCATCGCTAATCACCATCTCGGTAATATCAATACCATACATACTCTTCAGCTTAATGACATTTTCGGCTTTGGCCTTCCAGGAGTACCACCCTGTCAAACAAGCCATAACCGCGTCCACACTCGCAATGATATAAACCATCGGTTGTAGATTCCGGGTAATTGCCATCATAACCATGCCGAAAATGTTCACGGCCAGCCACATCAGAATTCCGAGAATAACAATCAGCTTCGAAAATTCCACCGGCTTATACTCTTGCTGTGCCGGTGTATGCTTCTTCTCCATCACACCTTCTCCACCGTATCGAACGCGACCCATCCGTACACGTTGGAGCCTCCACCATTAATCTTGCAAAGCTGATACGGATACCGCGAACTCTTGCTCAGTCCAATCACCAGCGCCTTGCCGCTGTGACAATACTGCTGCGTGCCGCCATCCGGCTTGCTGTAGTAAACTGATGCTCTGGAATAGACCACGTCACCGATCGCGCAGAATTTCTTCTCGCCGTCATCCGTCATGATCACACCCTGGTTCAACTTCGTAATCGCCTCATCCAGTGCTTTGAGTGTCAGCGGCCCGGCCTCACCATCAGCTTCAAGCCCGTATTTCTTCTGGAAAGCTTTGACCGCAGACAGGGTTGCGCTTCCGAAATCTCCGTCCGCTCCGTAGCTCCCCAAATCAAACCCAA